CCGGCGCGAATGAGGCCGAGCACAACTACCCGCCCGAGTGATGCCTCAACTTCGATGTGGCCTTCAAATTCAAGGTCGCGTGAGCGCGTGTATTCGTTACGCTCATTCAAGTCTGCTTTGGTGATTAGCAGAGTCTTCATTACTTCACCTTTCCTTTCGGTGCCCGCACGTAAGCATCGGGCAGTTGAATGAATCCCACGCGCAGAGCAAGATCAGCAGTCAGCGCCTTCTTGCCCATCAGGACTTGAGATAGATACTGCGGGGTGTATCCGAGTCCTGCTGCCACTTTGCTTTGGCTGGACTTTGCAATCATCCCGCGAAGGGCCAGCATCACATCGCCTTTTGCGTATTTCCTCATTACCGAAACTGTAACCGAACGGTTGTGAGCGTGTCAAGCGGAAAGTTTATGGCCACACCTACAATCGCATCGCCCTTGGCGACTCCTACGCAGAACTTGCATCCCGGAACTGGCGCATGATGGCGATGCCATTTGGAAACAAAAGCGTTCTCCTCATCTAACTTCATCGGGACGATAGTTAGGTCTTTCATTCGAAGAACTCCCCTTGCCCATCAGGACCCAAACCGGCAACCTCACCAGCCGCCGCGCTTTTTGCGTCCATACTTAGCGATAATCCAATCTTTCCGTGCCCTTGGCATGTTGGGCATACGCGGGTCGCTGTAACCAAACATCCAGCCAATCCAGGAACGAGCCGACGCAACCATCCAACCCCCTCGCAACGCTGGCAACTCATGGTCCTGATGTTCAATGCAAGATCGTTCACTTCGATTTCTCTCTTTCTGCGGTCGCCATCGCATATAGGACACCAATCTCGTGTAGCGCCTGTTTCTCGCTGCAACCCACCGAGCAAACGATAAATACAACAAATGTAGTCAGCAGGGTTTCGTTGTGCGCGTTGAGTGCTTCAATCTCTGCAATGGCTGGTTCCGCGTAATGAACGCGAAGGTCGTCTTCCAGCCATCCGCTGAGCAGTTTTAGTAGCTCTAGTGGTGTTCTCTTTTCCGTGCTGTCGTTCTGGCTCACTGTGCTTCCCCTTTCGGCGCAATCACTACGATCTGCGCTGGCATTGTGGATGTGTGGATGATTCCGAGTACGTGGACCGAAAGCCGCTTGTGTTCCTCGGAGCATCTAACGCAGTATGCCAAGCCGTTGATGCTCTTGATTTTCGTCCATTTTCCGTGGTTCTTGTGTGGCTTGACTCCACAGACTGTGCATCGTATTTCCTTGAAACTGTTGACCATCAGGCCTCTCCCTATCAGAACTTATCAACCCCATCAGGACGCAGATAACTTTTGCTCAAGAGCAACTTTACCTGCTTATTAAGTTTGATTCCAGCAAAGTTGCGCTCTATTGGAGTCCTGAAGATGATCGCTACCCCATCGACAGAAAACCTCTACACAGAACCAACCGGCAGCAGCTAGCTGTTGTCCCGGCTCCGGCGTTTTCGCGGGATGAGGATCACTCCCCAGGTCATGCGCCAAAAGTTAGCAAAAGCATTCGCGCTCTACACTGAAACCCGTGCCGAGGCGCAAGAATGCGATTGAAGAAGAGCAAGCCGAATTGTCGGGGTCTTTTTCATCTGATCCTTGAATCCCTCAGCGATTGCAGAATAGATCACTTTTGCTCTCCTCGTCAAATTATTTTTGTGGATTGCGTTATAAAGTTCTTGCTTGCACAATATCTGGTGGTAGAATTACAGACGTGGGGGAGAAGTGGCGCATCCTCCCTTCCTGGTCCTCGCCCTCAGCAAGCGTAACCAAACCCCCACACACCTATCCACCGCAGACAGAAGTGATCCACCAGAGAGCCCCGAGCCAACCAGCCGGGGCTTTTCTGTTGGGCATCAGGACCCAAAAGGCTTATCATCTTTCCGAGGTGACCACCATGGAATTCCCATTCTCCACCGGAGATTATCAAGGCTCAGACGTTGCCGACGGTTTCAGTCCTGCGAACGTTGATAAACTCTCTGAATCGCTGAACTCGCTTTTGGCCGACTGCTTTGCTTTGTACATGAAGACAAAGAACTTCCATTGGCACATGACCGGCCCGCACTTCCGCGACTGGCACCTGATGCTGGATGAGCAGGCCACGCAGATCTACGGCATCACCGACGACATTGCGGAGCGGGTGCGGAAGATCGGCGGGACCACGATCAAGTCGATTGGGCAGATTGCCCGTTTGCAGAGGATTCAGGACTCAGACGAGCTTGGCCTGGCGCCAGAGATGATGCTCAAGGAGCTTCTGGCCGACAACAGGACCCTCATCGCCCAGATGCGGAGCGCCCATACAGTCTGTGCCCTGGCAGATGACTACGCCTCTACCGCGATGATCGAGGTTTGGATTGACGAAGCCGAGCGGCGCGCGTGGTTCCTGTTCGAGGCTACGCGATGACGCTGAGCAAGCAAGAGCGCGAAGCGTTGCGCATGATGTTCGGCGGCCGGTGCGCGTACTGTGGGTGCGAACTCGGGGCGAAGTGGCACGCGGACCACGTTTCCCCAATTGAGCGCGAATGCACCTATGTGCCGGGAAAATGGGACGGTAAACTGTTCAGCGGCAATTACACGCCGGGACATTTTGAGCAAACTGGAGAGTGCCGCCACCCTGAAAACGACACATTTGAGAATATGTTTCCTGCCTGCGTCCGGTGCAACATCCTGAAAAGCAATGCAGACTTGGAAGGATTTAGGGCGATGTTCGGATATTTTGCGAGGAGTATTCCTGAAATACCTGGCTATTCACACGTCCATCACTTGATGCGCTTCGGCAAACTGACAATCGACCCCACGCCTATTGTGTTCTGGTTTGAGAAGTGGCGCGCCGAACATCAGGACCCTAAACAAATAAGTTGACATCGCATATAACCATGGTACATTTATCAACATTGAGTTCACGTCCTCTTTTGACGTGATGTTGGAGGCGCTCCACAGAACACCGTGAAGCCCCAAAAGTACGCACGTCAACGCTGTGGAAAGATGATTTCGGACGCGGGTTCGACTCCCGCCGGGTCCACCAAAGCCCCTTCGTTGCAGCAGAGTTCTTTTGAACGACGGAGAGCGTAAACCGATTGGGGCTTTGATCGATTTACGATCCACGTCGTTCAAAAGAACTCTGCTGCAACGAAGGAGCTTTGGTGGGCTCGTCACGGTTTCGACGGGATCAGCGGACTACAGTTTCGTGCCGGGATTGATGCTCACCGTAACGAGAATCAGATGAAAACTGCCACTCTCAAAAGTGTCGGTACGAAGTTCGCCAAGTTGCTCACCTTCCCGGTGAGTGATCCTGTCGCTCTTCCGATGGCGGCCTAAACACCGTCCGAGTTGCTGGAACTTGGGAACAGAATCCAGCGCACTGCGGCTCACTTCGGTGGGCCGTTCGTGTTCCAGGATAAATCAGGACACAAGATGCTTTATAATCCCGTCATGGTGGTAAATCCAATGGCCGACAGGACCCAAAAGACACTTCCCAAGCCCCGAGTCCAGCTCTTCGTACACCTCCAGGTGTGTGAGCGTGGCTCGGCCTTGCGTTCGGAGCGTGTCCTGATCCTGCCGGCGAAGCGGGCGGCGTAGCCGCATGGCCAAAGTTTCCAAGAAGCTTTCTGAGAGGACACACGCCAAGAAAAGGCTAAAGTCCAGCTATGGGCTTGTTTTCTCAAAGAAACTTCGCCGGGAATTAGTGCAAATGGTCCAGTCTGGAATCACAACTCCCATCGGCAGAACATCTTTACGGAATAGTCACCATCAAGCGGTAATAGGCGAATGCACGGTGACTTTCGTTTATGACTGCGTGCGGCATGAGATCGTCACATTTCTTCCGCCAGAAGAGAAAGTAAAGGTTTAATAAACTCATGGCAAACCTCGTAAAAGGCCGCATGTATGCCTAAAGGAATCCCAGCCCCGTATGATCCCGTCCTTGCCGAGAAGATCTGCGACACGATTTCCACGACAGACATGGGTCTTGAGGATGTGCTGAGGAAGTTTAATAAAGCCATTTCCCCGAAAACATGGTACAAGTGGCAGCGCGAGGTTGAAGAGTGCAAAGAAATGATTTCCCGCGCGCGAGAGAACCAGGGGATACTGCTCTTTGATCGTGCTCATAAGGTAGCACTTAACCCACTGTTGGGCGAGACTGTTCAGACCAAGAAAGAGGGCCGGCGCATCACTGAGACGATCCGCAAGAAGTCTGACAATGTGGAGCGGGCAAAGTTGATAGTGTGGACACTGATGCGGCGCGCGGCTGTGCTCAACAGGAACCTTGGAGAGCGTAAAGTCTTGGCAGGTGATCCCGATAATCCCATTCAAGTGAGCGTGCTCGACTCTATACTCAAAGGTGAATGACCACCCTCACCAGCGACGAGCGCTCTAAAATCCGTAATACACTCACGGACCCGATCAAGTTTGTATTACACTGGCTCGGCTCTGACCTGTGGAGCGTGCAGAAAGAAATCGCCATGGCGCTCACAAAGCCCCAGGCGAAGGTCAACGTAAAAGCGTGCCATAGCAGCGGCAAAACTTTTGAAGCGGCGCAACTCGCGCTCTGGTGGCTGGCCCGGTACGAGAACGCTATCGTGGTGACCACGGCTCCCACGAAAAAGCAGGTTGAGGTCCTGATGTGGGGTGAAATCCACAAGGCCCTCGTCAAGAGCAAGTATCCCTTCCCGTCTGCCAACCTCACAAAGCTGGAGTTTGATAAGACCAAGTACCCGATGCGCTACGCGTTGGGCTTCACGACAACAGTCCAGCAGCAGGATGAGGGCGTCAAGTTCCAGGGCTTCCACGCTGACCACGTGCTCATCATCATCGACGAAGCCCCCGGCGTTGATCCGAAGATCATCGAAGCGATTGAGGGCATCCGTGCCGGCGGCGACGTGCGCATCTTGAAACTGGGCAACCCTACCATCTCCTCTGGCGCTTTCTACGACGAGTTTCACAGCAAGCGGGCGAGCATCCAGCCATTCACAATCAGTGCGTTCGACACACCCAACTTCGAAGGCATCAAGCTTTCCTATGAGGCTCAGGACTCAGAAGGCGCTCCAATCACCGTAACGCTCGGTGATCCCAACGGCCGCGACCTGATGGACCTGAGCGAAGAGGAACTTGGCCAGAACGTGATGCCATGGCTGACCACCAGGCGGTGGGTCAAGGAACGGTTTGAGGAGTGGGGGCCGGGAGACTTCCGCTGGGATTCGCGCGTGATGGGAGATTTCCCCTCTCAGAGTCCTGATGCCCTGCTCTCCCTGGCGTGGCTGGAGCGCGCGCAGCGGGACACGCGGACATATGAGGGCAAGGTGGACATCGGGGTCGACGTGGCGGGTCCTGGCGAGGATGAGACGGTCATGGTGGCCCGCTGCGGGTTCCGGATTCTTGAGATCATCGGCTGGGGCAATCCAGATCCCCGCGGCGAGCTGGTGAGCGCACTCAGGCGGTATGAAGGCCGCATCGGGACTCTGAACGTTGACTCGGCCGGCATCGGCTACTACCTCCACAAACATCTGCAAGACTTGGGATTCCCGTCGAATGCGGTCAACGTGGGCGAGTCGCCGGCAGACAAAGAGCAGTTCGTAAACCTTAAAGCTGAACTGTACTGGGGTTTGCGGATGCGCGCCAAGAGCGGAGACCTGGCAGGACTCGACGACGAGACGACCATTTCCCAACTTGCCAGCATCCGGTGGAAGCCGAATAGCCGTGGGCAAACGGAGATTGAGTCCAAGGAAGCGATGCGGAAGCGCGGCGTCAAGAGCCCGGATCGGGCTGAGGCAATCATGCTGGCGTTTGCCAAAGTGTCCAAGAACGGGGCTGGGCTGCTCGAGTATTACCAGGGTGCGCTGGCGGTGCAAACTGGTGGAGATCAGGACCCGAACCCCAAGACTCCCGGCTTTAGACCTGCACCTACCGTGACCACACCCGTCAAAGCACCAGCTATGACCGCCTACAACCGCGCTATGGCTGCCCTTGCACCCCAAGACCTTTGCGATCATTGCGGCAAACCTCTCGGCGATACCGTGGTTGAAGAGGGCATACGCCGGATGCACCCGGACTGCGCAAGGCCGTCTTGGGCGTCCTGATGCTGCTTACTACTATCGGTAGTTTGCGCTACCATCGGGAGCATGAGCCAAGTAACCGTAAAAGCGTGGAAGTGTGACCGCGAGTCCTGCGGCCATGTATGGTACACCGGGAGCGATGATCCTCCCAAGTCATGCTCGAAATGCAAGAGCAAGAACTGGAACATGGAAACCATTGCCTCGCTTATCAAGTCAGGCGCGGTGAAGACGGCGAGTCATGTGTGCCCTCGTCAGGACTCAAAGAAAGTCTTTGGTCCCTCTCGCATCGAAGCGTGTTTACCTCAACTGAGAGCGCTGGACGCAATAAGCCCTTACGTCCGCCCAGCCCACGCACCGGGCTGCAAGTGCCTGATGTGCCAAGGAAAGTGATTAGGTTGATACACTAGACCACGGGAGCACACAACATGGCCTTGTGGGATGAACCGACTGAGATCAACGACGATACAGTGTTTGGTAAACGGCTGAACGACAAGGCATTGCAGAAGATGCCGGACGCTGCCGGCGGTTCAATGACGCTCCTGAATTCGCGGCATGGACTCTTGAATGCAAGGAATCGCGGCGGCGTTCGGCCTACTCTGCCAGTTCGGGACCCTGAAAATGACCGTCCTGGCCCTGATGACCGCCAACTCCCCTCCGACTTCATCCCCGACGTAGACGAAGAGCGTAACCGCTTCAGCCCTTATCAACCTGTCCAGCCTTTCGGCCCTCCATCGATCTTGGATGTACGTGAGTGGGACTACCCCACCGGCTACAACATGGAGATCGTCAACCGGCACATCATGCTTGGCGAGATGCTGCGGGGCATCGTGCGCGGCTCGGGAATCATCGCCAACGAACTGAGCGCGCGCGTTGACGAGCTGGTGAGCCTCCCGTGGAAGTTCGTCCTGAAGAACCCAGCCAAAGGTGTGAAGTCGGAAGATGACCCGCGCATCAAGGAACTCAACGCCTTCTTCAAGATGCCAGATCGGAAGATACCTTATCCGCAGTGGATGGAGATGATCTTCCGTGAGCGGTACACCATTGATGCTGCCACCGTCTACATCTGGAAGAACAGGACCGGGACAAAGCCCTACGCGCTGGAAGTGATTGACGGGAATACCATCGTGCCAAAGATCGACGACCGCGGACGTATCCCCGACTGGCCATCCCTGGCATACACGCAGATCGTCAAGGGCCTCCCGATGGACAACTTTACCGAGCGGGAGATTGTCTACATGCCCCGGCATCGGTGGGCGCAGATGCCAATCTACGGATACTCCGAGGTCGAGCAAATCCTGATGGAGGCAACTCAACAGGTTCGCAAGACGATGTACATGCTCAACTTCTGGAATGAGGGAACCTGCCCCGACGTGATGGTGTGCTGTCCGGAGAACTGGTCCGCCGAGCAGATTGCCCTCTGGCAGGGAACGTTTGACGCGCTGATGAGCGGGAACTTGAAGCTCAAGTCCAAGATGCGGTTCATCCCCGGCGGTGGAAAGCCATTCGAGATGAAGGGGTCGGCCGGCGACTTGCTCAAGAGCGAGTATGACGAGTGGATGGCTCGCATCGTTTGCCGCGCCTTCAGGACCGATCCCAAGCCCTACATCAAAGAGCCTGAGCCGCGGGCGAACTCTGAACAGCTTCAGGAGCAGATGCGCGCTCAAGGGCTCAATGGAGAGATGCTCTGGTGGTCGAGCCTGATGGAGCGCCTGATATTCCTCGGCTGGGGATGGGGCGACATCGGCCACGCGTTCGACCAGAACGAGGAAGTAGCGGCAACCGACCAAGCCACGATTGACCAAACCAACGTGAAGATCGGGGCCAGAACAATC